CCCTGAAATCCTTGATAACCTGCGCCTTGTGTTCCTTGGTATCCTTGACGACCTTGTGGTCCTTGATCTCCAGGACTCATATAAGGAAGACTAGACCACGTTGACGCTCCGTCTCCGACTTTCATTCGACCTGTGTCTACTTCAACACCGGGTTCTCCTTGATCTAGAACAGGATCAGCTGACGTCCAATTTAGTCCGTAGTCTCTTCGTAGTTGTATTCTATTAGCCATAGATTATTCTTCTTTTTTAGATTCTAATTGATTAACTCGTTCGGTTAATTCTCTAATAGCTGCAAAGGCTAATGCAACTAATTTTTGATAGTCAACAGCAAGTGTACCGTCGGATTTAGTTCTCACGGCCAACGGAAATGCTGCCTGCACATCTTGGGCTATTACACCGAAATCTGTTTTCTGAATATAGTACCCATCTGCTCCGCCGTGGCTTGCAATATAATTCTCAGTCCAATCGTAGGTTTTGCCGCCAATGGCATTAACAGCAGATAGTGCATTGGTAATATCTGATATATTTTCTTTAAATTTAATATCAGAGGTACAATAGGCTGTGACATTCCCGGATGCTACGAAATCACCAGTGACTTTCATTCTAGAGCCATTCCAGCAACCGAACCCTCCTGCAGATCCACTATTATTGTAGATAATGTTGCCCGAACATCCAGCAACTGGGCCTGCTATTCCCTGATAACCTCTACCACCAGCTAGCCCTTGGTTACCTTGATATCCTTGATAACCTTGTGCTCCTTGACTTCCGTGGTTTCCTCCGCAGCCGGGAATCCCTTGTGCCCCGGCAGACCCTTGATAGCCCTGCGGTCCTATACATCCTTGGAATCCTTGGAATCCTTGAGCACCTAGTCCTTGTACACCAGTAGGTCCTTGATGTCCGATAATACCTTGAACGCCCTGTGATCCCTGATAGCCTTGTACTCCGCTCGGGCCTTGAACACCCTGTGGCCCTTGTGGGCCGCTAGGGCCGCCGCCCCATAGTGTTTGAAATCCTTCGTTTACTTTGATAAAAGCATCGCGAATGCTATCGCCAGATCCGTCATTGGGACCACTGCCTGTGTTAATTAATACTTGACATAATGTGTAGGGACCAGCCATGAAATACCTCTATAAACTTGCGTTATAGAAGTATTTACCATATTTTTATAGTTAGTGTAGTGTTCTATTTTCTAGGTCGTGTATGTCATCGATGCCAAACAGGCTTAGAATGATCAAGACTTCTTCCGGAGGATCATCCATTAAGTGTTCTGGAATCATAAAACTCTTTAAATCCCCATCTGGTCCTAGGACAAATCCAAAATCATCAGGACCGTATTCATTTGTTGTTTCGTCGTATTCTTCAATTTCTACGACTGTTTCTACATTATTGTTGGGCATACTTATTCTCCGTTTAAAGTATAACATATTTTGTGACTATAAATTAGTCTTTCGATAACAATTACACGCCCTCCAGTTTAATATTAATACGATCCCAGTCAATGATCTTCCATTGATTGGCTAGGTATTTTGCTTTGTCTGCTCGATAATCAATGTTGAACGCATGTTCCCACCAATCTACAAGCAACAATATATCTTGTTTAATTTCGTGATTAGCAATGGTTTTGATCTTACCGTCTTTACTAAGATAAATCCAACCGCTGCCCTGTATCTTCATAGCGGCAGTTTCGAATGTTTCTTTAAATTTATCCCAACTCTTGTAGTGTTTTTCAATGAACTCTAGTATAGCACCACTGGGAGCGTTGCCGCTTTTATAAGGTTGGAATTGAGCAAAGTAGATGCTGTGTAAAAAAGCACCTGCTTCATTGAAGTTATGATCGCCTTCACCTCGGTTAAAACGATCAACATAGGCTTTATAAAGTGTTCCGTAGTGGTAATCTATGGATTCTTTGCTGAGACTAGGGTCAAGGGCACTCCTTGAATAGTCTAGCTCTATTTGAACTAGATCGCTAGGATCGCGCCCTTCGGCAATAAGTTTGATAAAATTATACATTTCTTCTCAGTCTTGTATAGATATTTATCGGTAAAAATTAAATCTTGAGAACACCTGGGAAGCGTTCGCCGCCATCCTTGATAGCAACCAGCCAAGCTACAGTTACACAACTATTCATATTCTTCATCCAATCGTTGGGGAAGAAAGTTTCTCTGCGGAATTCTTGGAAACGAATCGAGTAATTGTCGATAAATCGTGCTAGGTAAGCATCAGTATAATAAAGGAAACTATTCTCGTTCCAGTAGCTGACATGAGTAGGATCCTGGAAAGCACCACGACCGTCTGTGCTAGGAACTTCGATGAATGCCCATCCGCCGTGTGCTAAGACACGATGTATTTCGCTCATGATTTTAGTTTTGTCATGTAGATGTTCAATGATGTGGCTGGCATTTAATACGCCTACAGAATTATCGGGCAGGGGAATACCGTCATTTAAATCAGCTAGCACATTAGCATCTGATCGAAGATCTACAGTGTAATATCCGGGATAAGGGTTCAATCCACCGCCGATATCTACATTCATTAGTCCTCGTAGTTGTGAATCACGCTCGGCTAGTTGTCTAGCATACTGCTGCATTAACTCTACGGTCCTAGTTTGAATACGCTGGTTGCGTTCATTCATAGAAGTGTTAACACCTGTAATTCTATAGATATACAATACTTTCTTTATTTGCAACATTTTAGTTGTTAAGTATGTACGGATACATAGGTCATGATCCTCGCATACATAAGCATCGTCGCTATAACCGCCGGCGGTATAGTATGCTTCACGACGCCATGATCTAACATGATCGGGCGAAAACCAAATATAGGCCAATGCTTGACTAGTAGGGGCAAACGAGTGCATGGCCAGCAGGTCTCTTCCTCTGAAATTATATGTTTCATAAGACCATCCGTTTTCTTGATTGTAAGGACGGAACGGTTTTTCCGGATCCATATCGAACATGGCATCATCACTATAAACAAATCCTACTTCGTTGTCCTGATAGGCTAGGTTTAATTCTTCTAGGCAATCAGGAGTTAACAGGTCATCGTGATCCACTTCTACAAATACATCACCTGTACAAGCATTGCAGGCCATGCGTTTGATCATTCCGATATTGATAATTTTTACTCGAGTATCAAGCACTTTTACTCGAGTATCATTAAAAATTGCATCCGGAATTTCTGCAGGACTGCATTTGTTGTTAGTATAAATTACCCATTCCCAATTGCCATATGTTTGTGCAACTAGGCTTTCGTAGAGTTCTAATAAAAATGGAATATTGTTAGGGTCGTGTTCGCAGGTAAAGATGCTGAATTTTAAATTGTTCATATTAATCAAAGAAGAAAAGATGGACTAGTCTACCATCGTTGTTATTTTGTCCGAAGTAAGTACCAGCAGAATGAATGCTTTGTGCATCCATAATGACTAATCTATTGTAGACATTACCTGCAGAATCCACAGTGTCAAACTTAGTAGCATCTAAAAACCCGCCAGTGAACGCTTGTTTGATTCCTAGGTCATCTGCTCGCATGGATCCTGATACATTTGAACGATGAGTACGAGTTCCGCTTTGTAGTGGAGCATCAGGAGTAAGATAGATCATAGCTGCCCACTTTTGTAGGTCATGGTGATATACCTGCGGATCGTTTGATGTAGTAATTTGAAAACAACCGTTGGGACTATTAGGAGCAAAATCATTAATTTTTTCTCCAATAATGCTTTCAAATGCTTCTACAATTCCCGGAGGATGATATGCTTCAGTTGATCTAATACCTTTATAAAATCTTATATCGGCTGCGTAGTTAACACCTAATGCAAATCTTCTAACACTGTGGGGATCGGAATAAAAGTTATCTACAATGAATAACTTCTTAAGGGGGTTGGGATTAATTTCTAACATAACACTCGCTTTTTATGTAGTGATATTTAGTGATGGTTAAATACTAGTATAATTTTTTTACGTAAAGGAATTTGTATCATGGAAATTATCATTGGAATTATTGTTTTTGCAGCCTTGGCCTACTTCATCTTTGTTCGTAAGTCTGCAACTAAAACAGCTGAATCTACAGCACCTTACAAACTTGAAACTCCTGCTCCTGCAGAACAAGTTGAAGAAGTTGTTGCTACTGAAACAGTTGTCGAAGCTGCTCCGGTCGTTGAAGCTGCACCAGTTGTAGAAGAAGCACCTGCTAAGAAAGCTCGTAAGCCACGTACTCCTAAAGCTGCACCTGCTGAAAAGCCAGCTAAAGTTGTCAAAGCTAAAGCTGCTGCTCCTAAGGCAAAAGCACCTGCTGCTAAGAAGCCGGCAGCTCGTACTGCTCGTTCAAAGAAGGTTTAATTCTTTAGCACGTTGGGCTAGCGCAAAGCTAGCCAAGTTCTTGCCCTTGGCTTCGACCATAATGTCGTGGGTTTCAAGGAACTCAAGAGCATAATCATTAACTGCGGCGTTCCACATGAAATCACTGTGGGCCCGCAGTTTCTGTTTCTTGTAGCCAGACTCAATCAAATGTAGATAGTTAGGTAGTACAGAAACTGGATGATCCACCAAGTAATCTGTCCTACTAAGAGAATAATGGCAAGTAGGCCGCACACCACGCCAGCTGTCAAGCACCTTTTGAACCATAGGATCATTCTTTCGGAGGTATTCTCCTTCATGAAGCCAATGGTGATGCAGGTCAACTGTGATAGGAACCAAATCACTAATAGATAAACAATCACTAAGTCCATAACTAATCTCCTCGTTTTCGATGGTAATGCAATTTCTTGCTTCGGGCGTAAGTTTAGAATAGGCCCTACGGATGCCTTCGGGGCCTTCACGGCCACCAATATGTATATTAATTTTAAGATCTTGGAAGGTCTTACCATAACCCATCCAACGAGCCATGTCGGTATGATACTCGAATTCTTCTATAGAGCGTTGGACAATCCCCGGATTGTTACTAGCCAGGACAGTATATTGGCCAGGGTGGAAGCTAAGACGCACATTGAAGCGACGAGCTGTATCGCCGACTTCTCCAAAGTGCTTTTCGCAGTAAGCAACAACGTCCGGGCGTAGCCAAAAATACTTCCAATCATCGTGAGTATAAACAGGAAGTATATCACTGCTAATCCGTACCATGCGTAAATGTTGATCAAGTGACCCTACTCTTTCTACCAACTTGCGAGTTGATTCAATGTTTTGGACCATGAGGTCCCACAGACGTTGTTCGGCTTCTTCTACAGTTTGGCGGTTAAGCCAGGACACTGTAGTACTACCGGTGTTGTATTGTTTAGCATCATCGGTGGCCTTGATGCCATCTACCTGTTCTGCATGATCAATCCACTTACACGCAAAACCAATTCTCTTAATCATTAATTACTTTCTGTTCTAAGGCATATGTTGTCATAATATTATTATACAACAAATATTGGCTAGTGTCAATCACTTAGGAGCCTTAATTAATTCTGGACTATATTGTGGTAATGACTTACCGGATTCTTTGTCTTTGGCATTTTCGAGTTTAGCAGTTCTTGCCCTTAGTTCGCTAGAACTATAGTCGTGCTGTCGTTTATGATAGTATAATTCAATACCGTTATTCATACACCATTGCTTGCCTGTAAAATCTCTATTTAAATATTCTTCACTTAAAAATCGAATATCAATCTTTTGTGTCATTAGCAATTGTAATAAATCGTATTCGGTTTCGTAGATAAGAATTTCATCTACATACTTGCAGGCCTGTAATTGGACATAGCGTTCATAGGCACTTTGTACAGGTTTATTTTTGGTACCTGGACGATCAATTGTAGGATCGATCTGTAGTGCCACAATCAAATAATCACAAAGTTGTTTTTCCATTTTGAGCATGGTTACGTGCCCGGCATGGAGTAGATCAAAACTACTACAATTAAACCCGATTTTCATTTTACTGATTCCAATGACGTATAACACCTGCTACAATAAAGCAGTTGGTTAGAATATATGATAACACAATTACGGTACGTATACAAGCAATACGATCTGCTTCTCGATCTGTACTGCCTGCTTTTTCACCTAAAGCCTTGGCCCACAGTCTCCAAAGTTTACTTACCATATTTCTTTTTTATTTCTTTTAATGTGCGTTCTGCCATAGCACCGCTGGGATGATCTTTATACATACGAGCAATGTCGTCTAAGGCAGTCCACATGAGTTCGTGTTCGTTTTCTATGGTGTAGACACGATTACGCAAATTACTAGCATCTACTACGCTGATAATGCCTGCTACCAAGCGGGCCAGTAATCGTGCCAAGTCCATACATTAAGCGAACAAGTCCTCGTTCCACTCTCTGTGGCCTTCACGGAAAGCCATATTGGCCTGTGTCTCACGAACTTCCACACGATAGCACCATAGGCGACTTGCTTCACCTTCGCCCCACATTTCAGGAATGTAAACACCGTTAACATATCGGTAAAGTTGATCTGCTAATGATTCACATCCTAGTGCTGGTAGCACAATGATCTTAGCCATTTTCTTTTCTTGTAGCAGTTTAAAGGTCTCCAACTCCGGATCATCTTGTGCTACGATAAGAGTATGATCAAATTGATCCTCTAAGAATTTCTTTAGTTCTTTTAAGCCGCCGTAGTCAGCAGCCCAATTGCGAGCATCTAAATCATTAGTACCAAAGTAGAACTTCATACTAAACGAATATCCGTGAATAGTATTACAGTGACTATCCGCACGCCACTGACGATAGGCGCAGGGAAAAGCATCTACATATTCTTTTGTTGATGTATATTTGTATACGACTGGTTGCATTATTTTTCTCCTATGTTAATAATAGCATAGGCGGCAGAGTTTGTATAGCGGGATGAACGCCGAAGACCGCTTGAACTATTTAAGTTCCTTTATCTCTTGTTTGATTTTTTTCAAATCTTCTGTAATATCTTTTATTATTTCTAGTTCAACACGACGACAGCGAGTGTTGTGGACCAACAAATATGCTAATAAAATCCAACCTATAAATAAACCTAAAGTTAATAATATAATATGTTCCATAATGAATCTCCCATAAGCACAATTATTTACAACAGCTTACGGGAGAATTTAGTTCTAGGTTAATTACGCTGTTCTACGATCTTATCGATCAAGCCGTAGGCCAATGCTTCTTCGGCACTCATAAAGGTATCACGATCCATATCGCGTTCAAAATCTTCGTAGGTCTTGCCTGCAGTATTATGCTTAACATACAAATTGGTTAGCATGGTCTTCATTTTAGTGATTTCCTTGTATTGGATTTCGATATCACTTTGTTTGCCTCCTGCACCGCCACTTGGTTGGTGAATCATATGACGAGCATATGGCAACATATAACGCTTGCCAGGAGTACCTGCCTGTGCTAGGAACGAACCCATTGAGCAGGCTTGTCCAATAACATAGGTGCATACATCTGGTTTAACAAACTGCATAACATCATAGATGCCCATACCAGATGTAATAACACCGCCGGGGCTATTGATATAAAAGTGAATGTCCTTTTCACTATCGGCACTTTCTAAGTGCAATAATTGTGCAATAACTAGCCCTGCACTATTATCATCCACTGGACTATTTAAAAACACGATACGCTCATTGAGCAATCGGCTGTAAATATCAAAGGATCGTTCTCCTTGTCCTGTCTTTTCAATTACCATTGGTACTAACATACTATTCTCTTTCATTTAAAAATCATCATTTAATACTGGATTATTTGAACTCAATCCAGCAATAATTTGGAATCGTTCCCATGCTTCTTTTACAGCAGGCTTGGATTCAAGT